CCGATGTCCATCCGGGCGATGAATTCGATCCCGTCCAGCTCGGCAAAGCCGCTGATCCGGCGTTTGGCCTGCGCCTGCGCCGAATTGTCCTTGTCACCGATGCCCCGCGCCGAGTTCAGGATGCCCTTGACCAGGCCGCGCCCGGCATTGCCCCAATCCGGACCCTTCGGGCTGTAGAGCCCGATCAGCGACCAGATCTTGCGCTTGGCGTAGGGCCCTTCGACCACAGTATATTCGGCGTCGAGATAGACCGCGCCGGTGGTGCCGCGTTTGGCATAGCCACCGGTCCAACCCTGCGACGGATCGTCGAAACCGCCGGGGCGGATTGTCAGGCGCACCTTGGCCAGTGTGCCTTTCGGGATGACGGTGCCGTTGCTTTGCGCAGAGTTGAAATCGTTCCAGAGTCCGGTCATCGGATTTATCCTTTTGAGTTGGGTGTTTAATTGGCTTGGGGTTGGGGTTGGGGTGCGGCGTCGGGCATCGGCCCAACCGCGGGTTTTGGCAGGGCCAGCGGCTCATACGTCAGACGCTTGGAGGCCGGGATCAGCGGGCCGTGGATCTTGTCCATCAATTTGCCGAGGTGCGGCACTTCGATCATGTCGAGCCGACCCGAACGATCTTTGGCCGGATAGCTCCATTGGTTCAGCGTCTGGCAGATAAACGCCCTCCGGGCCTGACCATCGGCGTCCGGAATTTCTGCCATGGTGATCACTTCATCGACAATGCCGGGCAGTTCCAGCCCGGTTTTCGAGCCGTCGATCTGCGGCGAGAACACCTTGCGATTGAAGTCATCGAGCTTCTCGTCGAGGATGCCGACAAACCAGACATTCTTCGCCCGCGTGTGCTGCAGGTGGCTCAACCAACCGATCATCTCGCGGCCATGCAGCCCGTAGGCACCGCGCACATCCGGCTTGCCGGTTTTCTCTGAAAAGGCTTCCGGCTGGCCCTTGCTCCACTGAAAGCAAAGCCGCCCGGCCACTGTGATAGAATCGATGAAGATGGTCTGGTAACGATCGAGCATGGCCGGATCACCGTATTTGACGCAAACGGCATCATAATGGGTCTGGCTGTAGGTTTGATCATCACGCAACGCCGGATTGGGCCCACCGATGAATACCGCGAAATCCCGGCAGTCCTTCCAGGTGCGCGGCCGGATCGTGTCACCCTGCCAGCCCTCGATCGCGAGATCACCGGCCTCCAGATCCATGAACAGCGTCGTGGTGGGATCAAGCGTCCAGAGCAGGGACGTTTTGCCGATACCGCTGCCCCCGAAGATGCAGCCTTTGATGCCGCGTGGCACGGCAAGGCGCTGATCGGCGGTGATGATGGGAAGCACGCCGGTCATGCCAGCACCTCTGGTTGCTGGGCCCGCGGCAAACGCAAACCGGGCGCGGGATCATCGGCCGTGACAGCGGCGAACAGCGCATCAAGACGATCGGCTTCAGCCAGGCATTCGATGCCCTTGCGCCGCATGAACCGGCGCGCATCATCGAGCAGCTCGGGTTCCGAGATGAGATCCGGAATGGCAACATATTCTTCGGCGCTTTCGACGAAGTAGGTCTTCGAACGCAGAGCCCGAACCAGCGGAGCAAAGGTCTCGGTGATCTCTAAAAAATCCCCCTGACCCAGACCGTCATTCTGGTTGCGCAGGATGCGCTTGACCTCCGCGATGATCCCGGTTCGCAGCATCCTGAGCGCGCCTTCCTGTCTTGCCTGCGAACAGGTGAGCGGAAAGGCCGCCTCCATCATGTCGTCGGCGATCTTCGGGGCGTTGTTTCCAAGCTGGGAGGCGATCTCCCAGACACGTTCGGCAAAAGCGACAGTTTGGCTATCAAGCATCAAACCACTCCTTGATTTTGGTGAAGGTTGCCGATCCCCGGGCAATTGCCTGGGCATCGAGTTCGTGAAACGGGGCGTCCCGGGCCTCGCGCATGCTGTCATGGGCAAGCGCGAGATTGGCGTCAGAGGCCCATTCGGCGAAGGCCCGGAATGTCCCCGTGACATGCCGCCAGGCTGCCTGCTCAGGGGTGGGCGCGACATAGTGCGGATTGCGCCGGCTGGCAGACCGCTGGGGACGCAAACCACGCATCGCAGCATCCGTCACCATCTTGCGCAGCGCCGCCCGCGTTGGCTCCTCACCACGCTCAAGCCGTTCATCCAGCGTGCGTCGTACGATGCCGGGGTCATTGACCTCGGCGTCGCGGATCAGGCGGGCGTCGTGGATCTGGTCGCGGCGCAGGCCGAGATCGGCTGCAGTGGCCGGGCGCACATCGTTGGAGGCTGCAACGATGTCGGTACGCACCGATCCGCTCGCCACCTCGCCACGCGCCTGCGCCGCGTCATATTCGTCAGCGAGGCGCCGCTTTGCGGCAGCTTCGATCTCCAGTGCGTCCGCCTGTGCGCGGTGCGCAGCGGCAACCAGTTCGTCATGCGCGGCCTTGGCGCATTTCAGCCGTACTGCGCGCTTGGCGACATCATAGGCCCACCCGGCCGCTTCGCGCGCCTCGAGAACCTCTGCGGCGGTCTTCGCGCCCGAGAGCATTCTGGCAGCGCGGTCGATCAGGCCGGGCAGATCGGAAACGGGTGCCGGAATATGGGCCAGCTCTATCATTGATCACCCCCCTGTGGGACGATCTCGAACTTCAGCGTGCCGGTACGCACGGTGCGGGCGGGCTCAAAGCCGGTCCGGATCGCGTCTGGCCAGGCGGCGTATTTGCGCTCGGGCACCTTGAAGGCAATGTCGACATACTGGGCAGGGTCGTCTTTCGCCGCACGGATCCGCGCGACCATGGCGGCCAGCTGGTCCTGATCCCAATCCACTCGTTTTGGCAGGTCGGCAACGATGGTAAAATCGCCGTCGTCGAACCTGATTGTGCCTGTGTCCTTGCCCGCGGCCTGACGTTCCTCAGCGGCGCGGGTGGCATAACGAACCTCCAGCGCGCCATCGAGGCGGGCTTTGGCTGCCTTGTCGTGCTTCAGGCGCTCGTCAATCTCGCGCTGCAGGATGGCCAGCAATTCAACCGGCAGTTGGGCGATGTCCGGCAGGCCGAGGCCCGGAAGATCATCGACAGTGGGGGTGTTCGCGGGGAAAGGCATGTAGGGATCTCCGTGGTTGGCAAAGATGGATTGGAAGGCAGACATCAGGCGGCCTCCTGCTCGGTGAGCAGCAGCCTGGACAGTGAAGCGGCGGCGGCCTTGGGTTTGGGCCGGGCGACGGCAATGTAGGCGAACTGTTTGGCTTCGATGCGCACCTGCACCAGATGAACGAGGCCCTGTTCGGCGGCCCAGAAGGCCCGTGATCCAAGACGGCGCAACTCGACGCGCGCCGCGTCCGGCAGCCCGGAAACCACCGGGAAGGTATCGAGACCGAGAAAGCCGCGATGGTATTCCAGCCTGTCGCCCGGCATTGCCTGTGCCACCCAGGCGCAGAACTCGATTTCTGTCAGTGGTCGTTCGGCGCGGACCGTGATGAAGTTTGTGGTTCCCATGAACATGATCTCCTCCCTTTTCCTCTACTCACGCCGCCGCGAAACCGTCCCAGGTGCGACCGAGGCCGCGTCTGCATCGGCGTAGACCGCCACGAGGGGCGTGCCATCCTGATGAGAACCGGCATTCTCGATCCGGTAGGCACGTTGGTTCTTCAGGATTTCCGGCAACTCCCAGCGGCGATAGAGGCCGGGGATGCGCTTTAGATCTTCTGGTACAGGGTCGGTTTTGCTGTTCATGCCGGTCGACTTTCGGTTTGAGTTGGGCGCGTGGTGGCGTCTGAATGGAAAAAGCCACCGCGCGACTGGAATCGGGACATCGGGTCAGTCGATTTCTTGCAGGGCGTCGCGTAGGCGTTGAATCGCCCGCTGATAGCGTTTGCGCGTCGCCGCCTCGGACAGACCGAGTTCGATTGCGACCTCGGCCTGGGAGAAGCCGTCGATGACAACGCGGATCACCAGTGCAGCATCCGATCCGACCATGCGGACGAGGTCGCTGCAGAGCAGCACAAAGCTTGCGTCGATCTGCAGAGCGCCTGCGTCCATCGGAGTTTCGTCGGGGTCGATATCGCTGCGCAGGCTCTGATGTTTGCCTTCTCGCTGACGCGTTCGGATCAAATCCCGCTCGATATTTCGCAGGATGGTTGCCGCGATCCAGTTGACCCGCTGCAGATCCAGACCCCGAATGGCATCGGAAGCCCGGGCAAGAATTTCAGATGCAACCTCCTCGCCGGTGCCGATCCTGCGCCAGATCGATCTGCGCCGCACAGCATCCAACCCCGGCCAGAGCGCCAGCAGCATCAGCGTCAGGGCACAATCAGCGGCGGCGTCGCCAACCTTTGCGGCCCCGACCAGAGCAACCAGCAATCGGTTTTTCTCATCCGGCGCATGGCAGCCGACGTGCAGCGCATCTAGCAGTGCGGCCGGATCAGCAAAATGCGCGAGCGGTTCGCTGTTGCACCGAATTGCATCGAAGGCGCGTTGGAAACTGAGAGTTGAAGAAGAATTCATGAGGTGATCACGGATCTCGTGCCACGCGATAGACATTGGACGCCTGCCTTGCGGCCAGGCGTCCAGCGCCTTTTTGTGGCCAGGTCAGGACGTCGTGCGTCTCTGCGATTTCAGGGAATTGGAGAGATGCGCGCCTTACCGCGTGGGCGATGTCGCTTGGTTCAGCGTGCCACAGCCGCGGCAAGTGGCCTGAACCGGAAAGCCCACAAAATACTCGTGCCCCCGCGCAAAACGCAGATGCATGCGGCCGTCCCGGCAAAGGCCGAGCAGCTTGTCACAGCGCGTGCAGCGCCATTCCGTGTTCAAAGTGGTGGGCTTGGTCTTTGCGCCGCCAGTCCAGTTCATTTGGGTTGGCTGGCGCGAAAGGGTGGGAGTCGGCATTGAAATGCTCCTCTGGTGAGTGGAGCCTTTCCAATAAACAGCGATTCGTTAGACCGTCTCCCGGCGCATGTTAGACCGGTGTTAGACGGCCTCGGCGACCGAGGCCTCGGCAACCTTTTCTGTCGGCTGCCCGGCGAGAACCAGACGCCAGTAGCCGTTCTTTGCACCCTTGCTGATATAGATGTCTCGGATGCTGCCCCAGGTGTCCTTCCGGAATGCTTGTTGTGGGCTTCGGGAATCGAAACCGTCCATCAGCGGCTTGACCTGAACGTCAGGGCTACCTTTCCCGGCTGCGACGACGAGCCGTTCGAAGATTGTCAGCTGATCGTTCCCGGCGAGGTGCAGCGGCTCCTTGCCCGGAATGAACAGGGTACCGGACTGCG